TCGTCAAGTAATTCACCTAACGTACTAAGATCTATTTTAATTGCTTTTTTTTCTATTTCAGCATAAATTTCTTCATAACTTTTTCCACGATATTTGTTGTCTTGGAAAATTTTAATAAAGGAAGGTACCTGTCCAATTTTTTCATCTATAAGTATTTGATTTGCGGCATAGTCTGCGGCAATATTTGACAAAGCAGGATCTCGATTTTCACGACGACCCATGTGATCAAACACATTATGTAACACTTCATGAGCGAAACCAAATTCTGCTTCTTTGGGTTTAAGTTTGTCTACAAATTCGTTATTGTAATAAAAATTACGACCATCTGTTGCTAAGGTAGCACACCAATCACTAGCGTCGATCATTTTAAGACGAGTAGCCAAATTGCCAAAAAATGGATGACGTAACAACAGACCAACTCGAGCAGTTATAAGTTTTTCAACAATTTTGTTTTTTTCGGCCTGTGTATATTCTTTAGTAGAAACTGGCTTTTTGACTTCTTCGGTTTTCATTATAGTTGACATAACATTCCTTTTGTCTATATACATATATTATATACTCAAAATTGCAAAAGAGCAAGTAAAAAAGGGCTCTAAAGAGCCCGATCTTAATTTTCCATTGCTTGGATAATATATTTTCCATACTTGTCATGGAATCGATCAAAGTGATCTAATTTAGAAGCGTCGAACGGTAATTGATAGTTAGTTAACGCAACTTTGGCACCCATAACAACTAACTCAGTTGGAAAATTATCCATCATAAATTTAAAGAAGTTATCTGCCATTGGATCCCAATTTTTAACTTTTTTCTGGTCTGCAGTTTGAAGTTCATAGCACAGGCTAATAGTCAAAGAATACATAGCGGAAATTTCTTTGATGTCACATTTGGTAATTTTACCAGACAAAATATCTTCTGGCTTAGGCATTTGTTTGGCAACTTTACGGTGAGCCATAAATTTAACAGCAAGACCTTCACCAATAGCACCTGCTACTAGATCAGTTAGCGTACCTTCATCTAAGTCATCATCTGTAAGCAATTCGCTTACAAAAGACCAAGAACGTGGAGTAGCAAAGGCACGGCTTGAGCCACGTGGATCGAAGTCATACAGGTCTTGTTTGGCAAAGCCTAAATAACCAACAACCTGTTCATGTACCATGTTAGAAGTAGCCCAGTTTAACCAGTCTTCAAAATCTGTACGCAATTCCAAGTGGAGGAAACGATTAGCCAACGGAGCAGGCATACGATAAGTAACACCCTTGTCAGTTTCACGGTTACCCGCGGCAACAATGCTAACACCTTTTGGCAGTACATAAGTACCTACACGGCGGTTTAGAATAAGTTGATATGCCGCCGCCTGTGTAGCAGGAGCCGCAGAGTTCAATTCATCTAAGAACAAAATTGCAGTAGACTCTGGATCAGTAGGCAATTCTGCAGGAGGTGCCCAACTCATTGTATTAAGCGTACTATTGTAGTACGGGATACCTTTAATATCAGTAGGTTCCCAAAGGCTCAAACGAACGTCAATAACTTCTCGATTTTGTTCGTCACCAATTTGTTTAACAATGTCTGATTTACCAATGCCTGGAGCACCCCAAAGGAAAACCGGACGTTTAATTTTTACACATTTACGGAGACTACGTTTAGCTTCGTTAGGGCTAACAGTGCGATTAGCGGAAATTTTTTCAGACATGTTTTACCTTTCTAAAATACATGTTATATCGTTTAACAAGTATTAATTATACAGCGGTTTGTCTAGTTTGTCAAGTAGAATTTTTGTTGTTTTTTTGCGACATTGCTTTTGCCTGAGTATATCTTTGGATATCTCCTTCGAAAAGAATGAGCTCAATTGCTGTTTTTTCTCTAAAAACAGAAATGGATTTTTTATCAATGTAATAAGGGCTATCTAGAAATTTATCCAAACGTAAAATAAGTCCGGAATTCCATTCAGTAGTATCTGGAAACGCCACATCGTAATAGGTCATTTCCATTTTTTCAGTTAGCATTTTAAATCCAACATCTGTGAGTCGAAAGCTCTTTGGGTGTAAATTTCTTGGATTCATCCACCACAATTTTAGATGTTTTTGGAAAGTTTTATTATCTGTAGGCAAAGATAGCTGATTTATAAACTTCTTTGTCAGCTCTCTTTTGTCTATCATTCCTTGGTCCGTTCGCCGGTGGTTAATTTAAATACTGCAAAATCTTCACAATTGAATAACCTATTGAGTTTTTCTGCTAGATTAATTGCATGTCCAGAATTTGAAAAACTTACCTTTTTATATTTTGGTCCTACCTGTTGTGCAACTATACTCGATGTTTTGAGATTTACAGGCTTATCTTTATAAAAAACAGCCCAAATGGCATCAGCTTCTAAAACCTGTTCTGTTTTATAAGTTTTTTTATCGGTTATTTCTAATAATACTTTAGGTTTTGGTCTACTCATAATATATATGCACTCCAAATATGCGTATATATTTATCGAGTTATTTAAAAATTTCCACCGTCCATTTTAACCTGGGTAGAACCACCGGATTGCTGAATAGAACCGATAATTTGATCTAATTCGCCACTTAATCTTGTCATTACTATAGCTAGACTATCATGCAAAGATTGTACCTCTTTAATGTCTAAAGTGATAGATTTTTGATTACTTTTAACTGCAACTCTGGCCTTATTAAGAAAATCTTCAATGGGAATGATGTTTAATGGTTTCATTGTTTACTCATAGTATTAAGTACCAAACGCATTTCAATTTCTGTTTTAAAAGGACCTTTAAATGGATATCGTTCTAAAGTAATTAGTTTTGGACAAAAACTCTTAACCCATCCTTTTCGGAATTGTATTACATAATAACCTGCACAATAAAGACTTTTACTTTTGCTACTTTTTGCATAGATTGGTAAACGTTTTTTAATATTATAAACTGGATTGAATGGTCTACTACCGCAAGGAAAATCATGTACAACGTTTGAAACAGGTGCTACAGGCGGTTTATTTTTCTTAAATCCTTCCTCAAATAAAGCCAATCCAAATTGTTCGTTTAATTCAGAAATAGTTGTTAGGTTGACTTTACGTCCTTTCCTAAAAAAACTATAACCCTTTTTCTCTTTATTTAGAGTACCTAATTTAACACCTTCATCTTCTAGAATCCAAACTTTATTAGGTACTAGTACTTTTGCCACGGCGTTCATGCTATATACCTCGCATTCAATGGTTCTGCATAGCTCTGTATTTGATCACTAATTTTATTCAATTCATATTCTGCACAGAGTTTTAATAGTCTAATACCAACCTGCGGAATATTCTTTTCTGCTGTAACTGCATTAGAAATTGTTTCTTTTATAATTTGTTTAATATTATCAGGTTGGGCAGTTAAATCGCATAACTGAATATTTCGGTTATAATCGTCTAAGACCTTGTGTTCAACACCTTCATGATCTACCCACTTTTGGAGCATCATGTTGTTCCAATTATATCCTTTGTTGCTTCTATCGGCAAAGGCTTCACGGAGACCAACTTTATTCTTTGTGCCTTTCTCACGTACTCCCGGATAAGCACTAAAGATGTTGTCGGAGGTGTCGCCACGCATACACTTCTCAAATAACAGCCATTTTGGATCCGGCGCCGGCTTGTCTTGTTTAGTTTTCTTATCAATGACACGCTTACCTTTGGCATCAAAATATCCTTCATGTGTTGTTGTAATTTCCATTACACCATTATATTGCTTGACATTAGGAGCGATAAGTTGTGCAAAATCACCGTCTGTACTAATAATAACATGACTGTCATTAGGGTGTGCTTGGATAAAGCCAGCGATTAGATCATCTGCTTCAAGCTGGGGATGGTGCAATACTGTACAATTAGTTTTTTCAATTACAAAATCTTTAAATTGGTCAAATGTTTCCCAAAATACTTTTTCTTCCTCAGCCTCGCGAGGGCTGTGGGCGGCCCGAGCTTCGGTACGGTTTCTCTTGTATGGTTCATAAAAATCTTTTCGCCAGCTACGACCTTCTAAACAGAAAATTACGTGAGTACCATTAAAGTCACGCCATGCCTTACGCACACTATTTAGAATAATTTGAAGACTCATTCCGACCTTTTCACTAGCATCGCCTCTTACCACATGACGAGCACGGAAAAATGTATTTGCTGTATCTACAATAATATATGTCATTTAACTCACTTCGGATTTACCGCCTGCTAATGGTTTCACATTAATAAAACCCATGGGCCTCTGATCCATGGATATACCGTCTTCGTCGGCAATACCTCGACACAAATCTTGAAACCATTGATTAACAATTTCTTCTTCATTTGCACCCTGATAACCGGCATTAGTTAATTGTACTATAAAATACTCATTCCAGTCAAGTTCAAAAAAACCATTTCGAACATTTTCTGGATTAACATGGGTGTTTAATACAACAATATAAGGTTCTTTTTTTGCTGTGGCTAATTGTTTAGCTTTGGCAGGATCTGTGTCTTCGTTGGGCGTTGAATATTTCTCTGCTTCTTTTTTGTTTTTAAACTTTTGTTTTATATTACCAAAAAATTTAATTAGTTTATCTAACATCACTTACCCCATCCATTTCCCCAAAGATCGACATGCAATCTTGGACTATAATAATACCCCTTACTAACTGCCCAATCAGCTACACGAACACGATTAGCGGCATAAGGAGTAACAACACCGCCCTGAGGCATTACATAAACAACACCTTCAAATCCACCGTCTCTAAATTCCTTGACAGCGCGATCAACTTCTGAAAAATGTTCTTCTGTTTCGACTACAAATTTAAGGTATACATTACCCCATGATTGATAATCATGAACAATGTCTGCTTTAATTGCATCTTCCCATTTTTCTCCAGATGCACTTAATTTTGCACTTACACTAAATGTTATTTCTCTGTTAGAAAAATACCATCCTTCTAAAAATTCTTTAAACTTATCATGCAACCATTGAGTTCCGTTGGTCTCAAAAGTTACATTTTTTAAATCTTGCATATCTGGATGTGCAAAAATTTCTTCGTAACCCTTCTGCCAACCTAACAACGGCTCACCACCTGTAATTACAAGATGAACATCATTTCCATTATCTTGTATCCATTTATTATTAGGTGTTAATGCCAACATTTTCTTTACAATATCATCTGTGCTATAAGCAGGACTTAGATCTTTAAATGCAGGATGCCAACTTGCATAACTATCACATCCTGTGTTAACTAACGGTAGACTGTTAAAATCTTTATAAAGATGTACCTGTTTAGCAACTTCGTCCGCTTCTGTCGACCTAACTCCAGGAGCACATCCAAACCCTTCACATTTAAAATTACAACCAAATGTTCGTAAAAAGACAGAAGGGACACCTACATAGCGTCCTTCTCCCTGCGCTGAATAAAATATTTCAGATACTTTGATTTTCATATATAGTTGACCACTTTTTTAATTTTTCAATTTTATTGTCTGCGGCAATGCTTATCTGCTCACTACCTACTAAGTTAAATTTAATACACAGATCAATCATGGCCTGTAGGTCTCCTAATTCTTCGGCTAGGTGTTCTCTATTTGTTTTAGGCTTGCCCGGTTTAATATTATCTATGCCAAACCTATGACATTTACTAATTGCTTGTATTACTTCAGCACATTCTTCTGAAAGAATATTCATTACTTCGTGTTCTTTTAGATTCATTTTGTCCACCATTCTTCATAAGGGAATTCAATCCATACGTCTTTTTCTGCTTTGTTAATTTCCATGCCAACATAGTCTATATCTATTTTACACTGACTAGATAAATTGTCAACCACTACAGCAAATTTAACATTATGATTCCAAATTTCATCATTCCATCTAGGATCGTCTGGCAGACATGTACTACGCCAATCATCCATAAGCCAATTAATAGTAGCGCCTGTATCGTTAATATCATCTACGATTAGTATATTATTACGTCCGTTACTTGAAGTTATTGGATCATAGACAACGTGCCCAAATGCATCAGAACTCATTCCGCAATTACTAACGCAAGATCCGCCGTCACGTAGACTAATATCTAGACTATTCATTTTAATATTAAAATATTGACTAATCATAACAGCGGGCAATAATCCTCCACGGGTAATGCCTACAATATAATCTGGAATCCATCCGCTAAGTGTAATCTCTCTACATATTTTATTAACCAATCCTTTATATTCTTTATCGGCTATTATTAGTTTGTTCATGTCGTTCTTTCAAATATTGTTCGTGCTGTATCCATTTATTGTTAACAAGAAATCCCCAATCTTGTTTATGCCAACCTGGCATAAACAAGGTCCATGCTGTCACATTAGGGTCCAGTTCGATGCGATGATAAGAAGTAGCACTACATAATCGAAAATGTCCAGCACCTCTCCATTTGGCAATTTCTCCAAATTTTTCACCTTTATTATTAAACTGTGGAATCCATTCCCAGTATCCACCTTTAAGAATTAAAGTGGCGTAAGGCCACGGATGATTATGAACATCATCAGGATCTCCTTTTAAAAATTTATGCAAAAAAATATTAAAAGGAAAAAATTTTCTATCTTTAAGAAACAGATAGTACCTTTCAAGATAAGGCTCATTGCACATACGATCCATAATTATCCTTTTACGGCCCGTACGCTCAAGTAGGTTTAAAAACCATTTCATTGACATATCTCCAAAAAATTGTGAAGTTTCTTAACAGCTTCGTCAAAATCTATTGCCCACACTTTGGCTTCTATAATACTTCCTACAATTTCCATATCAAAAGGAATAATCCCGTTAAATTTAAAATCATCAGGAATCTCGGTTGTTACTGTAAATTCTTGTAAGTGTTTGGCTCTAAAAATTAAATTATTAGCCATGTCTACTGAATTCATT